ATGTTGATCTGAGCGGAGGCAATGCCGCCACGCCAGCACTCATTGACAAGGGCGGGTTGTGTGACGGTGGGCTGGTAATACGCACCACCACCGTCACCGGCGGCAGCCTCAGAGATAACCAGGGCGGTGCCGTTGAGGATGCACTCAGCAATCATCTCAGCACCAGCCGTGGTGATGATAGTACCGTATCTATTGGCCATGTTCTTTTACTCCTCCTGTTCTATGGGATAGATTTCAATGCGGGAGCTATATTCCAGAGCGCCCACCATGATGGACCCGCCGGAGCTCTCCAGCTCATTGACGATGTACGGCCAGATTTCCATTTCATTGGCGATCTCAGTAAAAGCGCCGTGAGAAATGGTGCCATAGGATTGCAGAAACGATGTCATAAGCACCCGCATGTTGGACGGGCGCACCACCAGCAACATGTCCAGGATTTCTGCCGCCAGGCTCTCAGCATTGGGCAGCACATTGTAGTCCAACTGGATGTTGATGGTGTAGTCAGAGATGGTTTCCTCATGCCCGGTGGGTCCGCAGATGCTTGTGAGCCAGTTCTTGAGCCACGGGACAGTATAAGGCAATTCCAAGTTCCACATGGCTTTGATGCGGGCCTTGCGGACCTCCAGCGTGTCCGTGTCTTTGGGAAAGATACGCAGCTCTTTCTCCCACACGCTCACGCCGCTGCTGTCCGCAGTGTCCAGGAATTGGTTGGCCAGGACCAGAGCCAGAGCATCCCACGCAAGGGAGATTTCCGGCTCATTGGCCTCATTGATGGCTTGAAACTCCAGCACCTCTCTGAGCACAGGCGGGAGATAATCAAGGAGCCGCCTATCCATTGACAGCCCCCCTCACAGGGATGCTGTCCGCCCCCAGCACCAGATTGGCCTCAACACCATTGATCTGAGTGCCGCCAATGTCAGTGACCATGGCAGAGCACGCAGACAAAATGCGGCTTTCAATCTGGGAAATGCGGACGGTCAAAAAGTCTGCGGTGGCCCAGCTCTCCGCCAGCTCCGCAAAATACTCATCAATGACCGCCACAACATAGCTCTGGACGGCAGCCCAATCCCATCCCGCTGCATAGGTCAAGTTGAGGGTGATGTCAACCGTTTCCGGCTCCACGCCTACCACATTGACCACATGACCAATGGGCGCAAGGCCCAGGCCCTCCCCAGCGTTTTGCACGGGGTCCACTGCGGTCTGGATTTCCTCAAGGAAAGTGTCAGAGGGCACGGCATTGTTGGATGCCATGATAACAAGGCGCACAGCGCCGCCCACGGTCAGCTTGCGGCTCTGGGCGGCTGTGTATATAGCCGTGAGCCAAGCGGCCACAGGAGCCTCCAGAGAGCCCACAGCGGCCTCATACCATGCGGTGACCTCATCGCCAGGAATAAGCTCAGAGGGGGAAATATCCCCGTTCCATACGGCATGGACTTTGACAGCGCCCACACCGGCGATGGCCCGCACTTTCTCAATGTAGTCTGCCTGGTTGCCTCCAAAGGCCTGGGACTGGAAACTGTCAAGCACACGCTGCCGGAAAGTTTCCGTTTCCTCCTCCTCATCGCCGGGGACAACCAGCTCCACAAGCTCTGCCAGGGTCAAGCCACTCACATACTCAACCGGGATGAGCGTGCCAGCATAGCTGTTGGCCACAGCTCCCACAGTTTCACAGGTGACCTCATGGCTGAGGCGGGTGTCTGTATCGGTGTCATCTGTGAGGCGGCCCGTCACAATGAAATTAAGGTCCTCACAGGAGAAACGGGTGCCAACCGGCACCTCAATGTTGAACACTGCCCGGAACACGGCAGCGCTTGCGGGATATGGGGCCATGTTGCGATCACTGGCCCTTTTGATAAGATACTCACGGGGAGCCGTGAGCAGATAGGTGGCCTGGAAAACAAAGTCAGCCGCAATGTAAAGCTGGGCCAGCTCTGCCATGGACGGAGCCACTCCGTTCATCACCATGGAGCCCTCACGCTTATCAACAGCGGCGGTCACCCTGGCCATGGCGCTTGCCAAAAGCGCCTCATAGGTTTTGCTTTCAAACATGCTTAAATCTCAACCTCCTTTGTGACCTCCAGATCACCATAGATGGTGTAGACGGTGAAGTGGGCCAGCACGCTCTTGCGGCCTGTTTCAAAGCTCCAATCATCCACAGAGGTGATGCGGTCATCCTGCGTCAAGGCCTCCGTGATGCGGCGCTTTATCTCGCTCATGGCGTAGTCTTTGGGCTTGCCAATCAAGTCCCCCAGCTCCACGCCATAGCGCCAGGAATAGATGGGGTAGGCGTAGCGCTCCACATTCAAAATGAGGTAGACGGCTTGGAAAAGCGCATCCCTCTGGTCCGTCATACCGCTCACCCTGTTGCGGTCAATGACCAGCTTGTGCGTATAGCTGGGCTGTTCCACCATCGTGAAGTTGATGAGGTCAAGGTTTTCTCCAGTTGTCGGTAAAGTAGCCATTAAGTCAGCGCCTCCCATCTGTCAAGGACAATGTACTTTTGCCCGCCGTCACAGCGGAGCAGGATGACCTTTTCCCCAGCTTTGAGGGCAAGGTGCACTTTCCACTTTTTCCGTCCCTGGTATTTGTGTTTGTGGGAGGAAAAAGCGGCATCTCCAGAGCCGCCGCTTTCCTCCTCAGTTTCGTGGAAATCGGGCAGGGTGGTCATTTCCACAGCGAAGTCCCGCACATTGTTGGTGAGAATGAGCTGGGCCTCCGTCAAGGTCTTTTTCTGGTCAACCTGGATTTTCAGCGGAGAGGCAGAGGTCACGGTGCCAAAGCAAAGCCCCATGGGGCCGCTGGCGTTGACCGCCTCCAGCGCCGCCTTTTTTACAAGCTGGACCAGTTCATTGGGGTTAAACGACAAATGTACCACCTCGCATTTTGAGCTCCATGAGGTGTTGCCCATCTCTGAAAGTGTGCTTTGCGTGTTCCACCATGAGATAGTTGGACACATTGATGTCACCCAGCCCCAGCATCACCACCAGCAGCGTGCCAGCTCTCACCCGGATGTCACCAAGGACATCCTGGAGCCGCAGCGTGCGGGTCTTGGTGTTGTAGAGGTTGAGGAGGGCATCCGCCATTGCCTTGGCGTTGGCGTTGCCGTCCAGCTTTTCATAGTATTGCAGGACACCCCACTGGTTGATGTGGGAGCCATCCTGTGCAATGTAGATTTCACGCACGCCCGTGTCCTTGTTCTCATAGGAGAGCTTGATCTTGTCATAGGTCTGGGATGCGATGGAGCTTTTATAGTCATAATCACCGGCGGCCTCCTCATCAATGAGCATGTTGATTTTCATGCTGCCAAGGCTTTTGAGCGTCAGCTTGCCCACGGCATCATAAAGTACATACATCTGGCCAGTGGCCTTGAGGGTTTCGTCCAGTGCATTTTGGATGATGTCAAAAAGGGTTTGGTTGTCCTCCACACGGCTTGCAATGGTGTGGCCGGTGTCCTCCAGGCTCCCCACATTGAGCTGGAAATCCTCAGCCACCATGCGGATGACATCCGCCGCTGTTTTGTTCTCATACACATAGGTGTCCTTGTTCTTGAGATAATAAAGCTGGTCATACACAATGCACTTGATGACATTGGGATTGCTGCCTTTGCGGGATTTCTCAAAAACAAAGCCATAGAAAACAGGGATGCCGTCCACGGAAAAGCGGCAGGGGTCCCCCTCCTGGAAACTGAGGCCATCCGTCTTGACCACCTCAAAGGTCATTTTTCCGGGCTGGCCTTTGCGCTCCCATTCGATGGTGACACCCTCCACCACCGGCGGGAACATGATATTGCTGCCGTGTTGTATCAGCAATTCATAGCTCATGGGATGGTGAGCACCTGCCCCACATAGATGAGGTTGGGATTGCTGATTTTATCCGTGTTGGCATTGTAGATTTTGGTGTACTGAGCGCCGGAGCCATAATATTTGGCGGCCAAGGCCCAGAGGGTGTCACCAGCTTTCACGGTATAGGTTTTTGCGGTGGGCGCAGTGCTGGCATCCCGCTCCTTTTCCACAGAAACGGTCTGCACCTGGGTGTTTTCTGCGGGCTGCTCAACTTTCACAGTCTTGGTGCCGTAGCTCCTCCACTGTTTGAGGTTGACATCCACGCTGACATCCAAGCCCTCCTTTGCGTCCTCCACAATGTTGTAGTCCTCCACGCTCACCCGCATATTGGTGTCATACAGAGTGCGCCCATCCGGGGACACACGCACCAGGATGAATTGGGTGGGCGCTTTGGAGGTTTTCAGCCTCTCCAGCACGCCCAGGTAGTAGTCCGGGGACCGGCTGCCGGTGAGCATGGGGAGCGTCAGCGGCAGCACGATCTCAGACAAGCCAGGAGTGCGGAGGAAATTGATTTCACCCTCATTGAGCAAAATGAGGGTCTTGTTTTTGCTCTTGATTTTCACAGTGAGCTTGGCAGGGGTGGGCAGTTCTACACCGCCCAAATAACATGCGTAACTCATTCATGCACCCCCTCTGCGGCAGTTACAAGGGCCTCAGCAAAGCCGTCCGTGAGCGTAGTGAGTACGCCGTCCAGATCAGCATTGCCGTCAATTTTGTTGGTCATGCCGGTCATGTCAATCTTGACCTCTGCGGTAGTGAAACGGTTGATTGCATCACGCTCCGCAATGTCCCGCATATACTCAAGCTGCTCATTGCTGATTTCCAGCGCATCAGCCATGCCGCCGGTGCTGTCAGCAATATTGCCGGTATCTGCGGCGATCTGGTCAAGGGCAAAGCCGCCATAGTCATCACCAGCAGCGCCAAGGTCAAAGTCAAACATGCCGCCCACTTTATCAGCGATGCCATCGCCCCATGCAGCGCCCGCTTGGAACGCATCAGAGGCCCAGCCATCCGTAAAGGTGTCAAAGGTATTAAAGCCCTCACTGAAAGCGTCTGCCACGCTGGTGTAGTCCTCAGTGCTGCCGTAGGCCTCAGCGGACTTGGCGGCATACTCATCCGCCTTGGCAGAAATGCCAGAATAGTCAAACTCAACAAACGGCAGCTTGTTGAGTGCGGCACAGATACCCTCCACCACGGTCAAGGCCGTTGCCAGGAGGCCGTAAAACCAGCCCTGCACATTGGCAATGACATTGTGGAAAGCAGTGCCTATATTGGAGCACACGGCTCCCAGAGCGCTCCAGATACCCAGAGCCACATTGGCCACCACAAGAGCGGCATTTTTCACCGCTTGGATGGCCACATTGATGCCGCCGGTGATAACACCAAAGAAACTGGAGGCCACACCCGTGGTCTTTGCAATCCAGTTGCAGAGGGCAATAATACCGGCCACCAATGCGATGACACCCAGCACAATCCAAGTGACAGGGCAAGCCAACAGGGCGGCATTGAGGCCAACCTGTGCGCCCGTTGCCGTGGTTGTAGCCGCCGCATCTGCAAGCGTTGCGCCGGTTTTCAAAGCAGTGGATGCGGCATTGATGGCATCCAGACCTGCCTTTATTGCCTCAACCGTGTTGATGGCCAGCATTACGCCGTGGTACGCCAGCAGAGCTGTGACCACGCCACCGATGATGGGGCCCAACCAGCTCCAGTTGTCAACCATAAAGGAGCCAACAGCAACTACAAGGTCAAGGCAGCCACTCAGCACGGCGGCCAAAGTGCCAAATGCCGTGATAGCTCCGTTGGCAAAGGTGTTGAAATCATCACTATTTGCCAGTTGGTTTATTTTGTTGAGAACGGGGTCAAGAACGGTGAGGGCCTTGTTTTGCATATTGGTCCACACCTGTGCCCAGGTCATGGGCATACTCTCAAACTTGGCATTGGTTTCATCCGCAACGGAGAAAAGGGCATTTTTGACCACCTCAGCGGTGATAAGGCCCTCCTGTGCGTATTTCTTGATGGAGCCCTCTGCCACGCCCATGTAGCTCTCAATGGCTCTGGCAATACCGGGTGCATTTTCAAGGATGGAGTTTAATTCCTCACCCCTCAGAGCACCGGCGGCCATGGCCTGTGTGAGCTGGAGCATTGCGGCAGACTGCCCCTGTGCAGTAGCACCGCCAATGACAAACTGCTTGTTGACCTGCTCCATGAAAGCAATGAGCTCATCATTGTTGGCAAAAGCAGAGCCAGCATTTGCGCCCATGCTTGCGATGGCACCGGCGGTGTCAAGGTAGTAGGCCCTGGAGCGCTGGGCAGAGGCCATGATTTTGCTCTCCAGCTCAGTCACACTGCCGCCGTCATCAACCATCAAACTGAGGCGTGCCGTGGTGCTGGTCATCTGGTCAGAGAGGCCAAAGAGCTTGCTGACACCGGCGGCTGCTCCCAAGGTTGCCACAAGGCTTTTGACCTTGCCCAGCATATTGCCAGCCGCCACATTGCCACTGCGGAGCCCTCTGTTGAGGTTTTCCTCCTGTTCAGCAGCTCTGCGGTAGCCCTCAGCCATGTCCTGGATTTCGGCATTGGCTCCCACAAGCTGGGACCTTGCCCGTGCGATTTCTGCGGCATCCACGGCACGGCCAGATGCACGCTGGACCTGCTCAAAAGCATTGAGGGTGGTGTCCAATGCAGTTGTAATTTTTCTGAGTACGGAGCTCATCCCGTCATTGAGCGTCATTTGCGATCTGATACTTGCCACGGTTTCACCACCTTTTTGAAAAAAGCTCCCGTCCCGTATCAAGGGCGGGAGTTTATCTGTGTTTGCCTTTTCGGGCTTTGCTTTCTATTTCGGCCCGTTTCTTTTTCTCCGCCTCACAGCGGCGATCAATAGAGGCCATAACAAAAGCCCGTTCTTTGATGGGCAAGTTCAAAAACTTGGAGGGCTCCCAGCCAAACTCTTGCAGACAAAAGTGTGCATAGTTTGCCTCCGGGTCACCCTCCTCAATTAGTTTTTTGCCTCATCAACCAGCTCACCGTCAGTCTTAAAGCCGTTGATGCGGAAAACCTCCGTTACATAGTCATCAAACTCACCGCCGATGAGCATTTTGCCCAGCAAAGCCTCCGGGGTCTTTACGCCCCAATCATCCTGGAGCGCCGCATCACCCAGAGGGGGGAACACGGTGCAAGAGGCGCACACCTTGGCCTGGAAAGCGTAGGTGTCAAGCTGCTGGGTAAACTGGTTTTTCTTGCCGGGCACCTGCACCTGTTTGATGCAAGCGCTACGGATGCGGGCATAATCATCTGCGGGGATGCAGCGGATTTCCCACTCCATAGGCTTGCCGTCCTCCCCCTTGAAACGGGGGGAGGGGGCAAACTTGGCATTTTCAACCTGTTCAACATTGGAACGCATAAAAGCGGACAGATTACTCATAGATGATCTCCTCCTTTAGTTGTTGCCGCCCTTACATATAAGACGGATTGGTGTGCTTTTCGGGTCTGGTGATGCTGTCGCAGTAGCCCTCAATGGTCTGCTCAACAAATTCACCCTCTGCGTTGAACATGGACAGGAGCACATCACCGTCCAGCACGCAGTCATTGTAGCTCTTAGTGCTGCGGCCCACCGTAGTGGCGGGGTCCTCATTGGAGGTCTGGATGTCAAAAACAGGCATCACGCCGGTCTTGATGAAACGCTCCACAACCTCATCAAAGATCTCCGTGCACTTGTAGATGGTCATGGAGAAAGCCAGGGCCACGGTCTGGGGCTTGTGGCCCACAACAGGGTTGCCCAGGCGGTAGACCTCCTTGGTAGTGATGGAGGCCTTGCCCTCAAACTCCTTGGCCATCAGCATGGAGTAGCGGGTGCCGTCCAGCGTCACAAAGCACTCAGCAAAGTTGGCGCTCACGGCATCCTGGGTGTTAAAAGTAGGATTGATGGACATGTTTCTCCCTCCCTTACTGGATGATAACGCTCATGTAGAGCTGTGCCATGGCATTGACGATGTTGAGGCCGCTGATATTGCACAGGACAGCCTTTTTGCTGTCACCCTGGGCGCAGGTCACAATATCGGGGTCAAACTCCTGCACGGCACGGATTTTCTCAAGCTCCTGGATGAGCTTGACAATGTTATTCCACAGATGAGCACGGCCAGGGGCATCATTGGGAACGGTGCCCACATAGCGGGTGTTGAACAGGACGGCCACATCATTGGCGATCTGGTCACACACACGCATGGTCTGGTTGCTCTGGAAAACCTCACCCTTGGTGTCACTCAGAGTGAGCAGAGTGTTGATGTCCTCCAGGACACGGGTGACACCATTGACATTGTGGAACATGCACTTGCCAGCCTTGATGGCCGCCTCCAGTTCCACCTGGGTGTATTTGGTGTCAATGATGAGCTCACCATCATACTTGAAGTTGGTGAGAGATGCGTTGACGGCCACGCCAGCCTGTGCGCCGGTCATCCAGTACACAATAGCGTGGGCATCCACATCCGCAATAGTGGCGTGGGTGGAGGTGTTCCACACACCAATCACGCCCTCATAGTCAGCATTGGGCTCCCAGGCAACAAGCTGGAATTTGGCACCCAGCTCATCACGCAGACGCTCAGTGTAGACAGAATAGAGCTGCACAGTAGTGGCATCCGCCGCAGGGCAGCAGAGAGTGTTGAAAGCATACGCCTCAATGGCGTTGAGGAAAGCCTGGTGTGCATCGCCGGTGATGGCCTCCACATCGGTGCCACCGGTCAAGTTCATCCCAGCAGTGGCCTCCAGCACAGCGCCGCTGGCAAAGGTCACATAGTCATTGGCTGCCAGATCAGAGGCAGACGCAACGATCTGGGTATCAACACAGATGCCGTCCAGGTAAGTGCTGACATCCCACAGGTCAGTGTTGTCAACATTGGCCGCAACCACAATGCTGAGGTCATTGCCACGCACACCGGGATATTTCGCAGTAGCGAAGTCACACACAGCCTTAACAGCTCCCGTGCCCAGACGGTAGCAGTAGACAGTGGTGGCGTGCAGGAAAATCTCACG